GTTCCGAGCAGCGCGCCACATATCCTTCGACCAGACGGTCTTCTGTTCGGTCGTCAGTGCAGCGAAATTGGTGAGTGCCATGATCGCCTCTCTGAAAAATGTAACTGCAAAATAGATCCGGGTGGCCCGCCATTCACGCCGGCGACCAGAGAGGCGGATGCAGTCACGTTACGCGGGACTGAAGCGGCCGGGATGTCGCTCCCGGCAGGCGATGTAAGGCCATGATACGTTACGCGAAATCCCCGCGCAAGCGCTTGATCGTTGTTTCCGGCAGTTTGTCGAACTGCTCGAAGTCCAGCGTGTTCACGTCGATGCGGGTCATGCCCATCTTGTCGGAGTCAATCCCGACCTTGTCCCCGATGACCGGGGGCTGCGCGCCGGCGGCCTTCACCGCAGCGGCCGTAGCCGCGGCCTTGCGGTCCGCGCCCTTGTTCGGCTTCAGCTCGGCGATCGTGGCGCTGGGCGCCGCGTCCAGGCCGAACTTGGCCACGGTCAGCTCGACAGCCTCGCGCAGCGCCTCGGCGGACGAGGAGCCCGTAGCCTCGAAGCGACCCTGCAGCTTCGCCACGAAGTCCACCATGTCCTGCTTGTACAGGTCGCCCCGGGCGTCGTCGAACACCGGGTACTCGGCCTTGTACAGCTCGACCAGCTCGCCCAGGGCGTCCACGTTCCTGGATTCCGCCGCGTGCGCGGACGACAGAGTGGTCGCCTCGATCAGCGCCATCCGGCGGTTCGTGGAGTTGATCTCCTTCATGACGTCCTTGGCCTTGGCCAGGTCGCCGTCGGCGATCAGCTGCCCGTACTGCTCGGTCAGGCCGTCCAGGGTCGCCTCCAGGGCCGCGGCGTCCGACCCCTCCGCCGGCGCCAGGCGGTTCTTCAGGTCGGCGATCTCGCCCTCCAGCTTGGCGACCTTCTGCTTCGCCTTGTTGTTCACCTCGTCGAAGCGGGCCTTGGGAATGAACTTCCCGTCCTTGTCCCGGGGCTTCTCGTCCGCTTCTTTGTCCGGTTGGGTGACGCCGTCCTTATCGGGCGTAGCGACGGCTTCAGCCGTCTTTTCTGCCGGTTCTGTGGCCGGTTCTGTGGCCGGCTCCGGATCCTTCCCGGTGACCGCCTTCAGCTCTTCGGCGGTCAGGTCGACCTCAACCTTCTCGGCCACGAGCTCGAAGCTGTCGCCGCGATCCGCCTTCGGATCGGCGTTGTCCAGGTCGGGCGTGTTGTTCTGTGCTACGACTTCGGCTGCTACTTCAGGGGCAATGGGCATCGTTTCCTCTGGGTTGGGTTATTTCTTGGCGGCCGGCTTGGGCTTCGGCTTGGCCTTGGCCAACGCCATCGCGCCCTTTTGGTCCGCGGCGGTCTGTTTGGCCTGGTTCTTGGCCGCGGTCTCCGCCTGCTTCTCCGCTATCTTGCTGTCCGCGTCCTTCTGCTGCATGGCGGAGGCGTGCTCGGCCGCCAGCATACCAGCTTCGTGCTGCTGTGTGGTGCCCTGCATCTCCCGCTCGAACTGCTGGTCCGACCCCTTCATGTTGGCGTCGTGCTCCTGGCTGGACTGCTGAGCCTGAGCCGCGGCGCGCGCCTTCATGACCTCGGCCATCATCTTCCCGCCGTCGCCGCCGGTCTTCCCGGTGGTCTCGGCGGTGCGGACGTTGGCGATCTTCTCCTGCGCGCTGGCCGTCTTGAGCATGGCGTCGGCCTGGACCTTCTCGACCTCGGCGCCGGTCTTCGCGACCTCGTTCGCCATCCCTTGCCGTTCCAGAGCCGCCCGCTCCTGCGCTTCCGGCGAGCTCTGCTGCTGCTTGAGCTGGCGGATGATCTCGCGTTTGTTGCGGAGGAGGCTGTGGGACAGGATGACGTCGTCGGGGATGGGGATGCCCAGCTCCATGCGCATCGCCACGGCCTGCTCGAACTCGCTCTCGTCGAGCGTGTCGCGCGCGGGCATGGACGTGATCATCACGTCGTACTTGCCCAGCGACAGGTCGCTGGTAATCTCGCCGGTGACCTCCTGGTACTGGTTGAACTCCAGGAACTTGCCCTCGTCGTCGTCCTCGTTCGCCCCGGCCTCGGCCACGGGGTTGTCGAACGTGATGCGGTAGATGCGCGGCTCGGTGTAGTACTCCTGGATGATGTCCAGCACGTTGCGCGCGAGGATCTTGCGGGTGAAGTTCAGGTTCTCCATCACCTTCATCTGGTTCACAGAGCCGCGCTGGCGCTTGGCCTTGATCGCCTTCGCCGCCACGTCCTCGCGGTCCTGGCCGAGGGCGTTGTCGTCGATGTTACTTATCGTTTTGATATGTTCTTCAGCCTTGTAGCTGATGCGCTCGATGCCCGTAGGTATCTGATTCGGCTGAATCTTCTCGATGTTCTTGATGTCGTCGACCTCGAGGACCACACCCGACTGCGCACCGCGCTGCTCGAGCTCCTCGACGGTCATGTTGCGCAGGGCGTTCTGCTTCATGATCCAGCCGCTGTTCGCCGTCGTGTTGACGATGTGCAGCTCCTGCGAGCTGGTCTTGTTCAGCAGCTCCTGCGGGTCGAGCAGGTTCTCCACCAGGCCCATCGTGCGGCCGCGGCGGAAGTACGGGAAGAACGGGATGATCGTGAAGTGTCGGTACGGCGACCAGTCGTCGTGCAGCACGACCGCGCCGGCGCTGGTTGTCCAACGGATACGCTCGGCCAGTCGTTCGATGACGCCCAGGCCATACTGCTCGGCCACAAAGCCGATACGGTCGCGTGTCCACTCGGGCGGCACGGCGCGCTGGTCGCCGGTGCGCACGTCGACGAAGAACTTCTGCTTCGTCAGCTTCTTGTACTGCCGCTCCACCACGCGGATGTTGCGCAGGATGTCGCGCGCCACCTGGTTGTCGGTGAAGTAATGCCCCTCTTGGCCAAACCGATCGTAGCTGCGCTGGATGCTGTCGATGTCCGCGATGTACGGGTTGGTGTTGTTCATCGCCAGGTAGTCCGCATCCTCCTGGTTGTACAGGACCGCAATATCGTTCGGTGCCAACCACTTGGTGTAGATCACCTCCTTCCAAGTATCCGGGTCATACTGCTCTGCGTCGGGGTCGATGAGCACGTTGCGAGGGTTGGGCACGTAGATCTCGATCTCCCCCTGCGTGTTGTCCTTGAAGCCAAGCCGCACATCGTAGAATCCGCGCGAGGTGATCGCGCCATCCGCAAACACTTCCGACTCTTTCCACAGCAGATCCGTCTGGATCTGCATCTGCTTGTACAACTGCTCGATCTCGTGCGACAGGTCCTCGCCCTCGCTGTGCAGGGGCTTGAACGTCGTGTCGGCGCGCGTCTGGATCTGGTCACCCATCACATTACTCAGCGTGCTGAGGATCTTGTTGATGGTGAGCGCGGGGCGCTGCTCGGTGTCGAGGCGCTGTTTGACCAGTGGGTCCCACTGCTTCCCGAGGAAGAAGTCGTCGCACTTGTTCGCCTTCTGGACGTAGTCCAGGTGCCCGTTGTCGCGGACGTAGACGTAGCGCAGCCAGTTGTCGGTGGCGAGTTCGTTGTCAATGGGCATGTCGAATCCTCAGCGTGAACCGGTCAATGATAACCTGTTCAAGCGGCCATGTGGTTGATTGCTCGGTTGTTTCGCATCAGGACCTTGACCTTGTCCTTCCAGGACGGCTCTCGCTCCGACTTCGCCGGTTTCGGCGGCGCCTGCGTCGACGCCATGAACGCGCACCAGGCGAACGCGTCGACCATGTCGTCGTGCACACCGCCGGCGAGGAAGCGCAGGAACTCGCGCTCCAGCGCCGGGTACCACGGCGCGTTCTTCGGGTAGCGCATGCGGCTGCGCTGCATCAGCACCTGCAGCGGCGTCGCGCGCACGCCCTTGTCCTTGCCCAGGTTCTTCAGGATCTGCAGGTTCGGCGCCAGGTTGCGCTCCAGGGCGCGCTTGGCGAAGGTGGCCGACATCGTCTTCCATATCTGGCCGTCCTCCACCCCCAGGTAGTCAGGGCGCCACTTCTCGTACGAGTCGAGCATCCTCTCGACGATCGTGTCGCCGTCGGTCCACTTGCCGCGCACGCAGTCGCGGGCCTCGAAGTTGTCGTCGGTGTCCTGCTCGATCGTCGCCCCGACCGTGAAGTCGCCCCGCGTCGAGTCGGTGATCGCGAAGTCCCAGGCCTGGTAGATGAAGCCGCGTGCCCGCGCCCGGTTGCCCGGGAGGTCGACGACCGGCAGGAAGTTGTCCTTGGTGAAGTACAGCCCCTCGTCCGGGGTGGGGTTCTGCTGGTACAGGGCGGTCCAGTGGCGGCGGGTCAGCGTCTTCTCGATCCGCGCCAACATCGGCAATGTGTAACGGTCCGCGTGGAGCGGCTCGCCCCTCTTCCGTACCAAGTGCGCCGTACTGGGTATGTCGCCCTCAGTGGCCCGGTACAGCTGGTAGTCGTCGTCCAGGTACTCGTCCTCTTCGGCGATGGCCGGGAACTTCACCACCAGGAACTGGTCGGCCGTGGGGTCCTCGGCCATCTGGAGCTGGATACGTCCTGCCCCGTCGTCCTCGTTCCACCACGTCTGAGTCCAAAGTACGCCGCCACCAGGTGCCAGGCGCGTATACGCCGTCGACCCGTACCAGTCCCACAGGCTGTCGCGGGTGATCAGACTGTCTGCTTCCTCCGCATTCTTGATCGGGTCGTCGATGTTCAGGATGTGGGCGCCCCGGCCCGTGATACCGCCGCCCACGCCGGAGGCGATGTACCCGCCGCCCTCGGTGGTCAGCCACTGATCGTTGGCCTGGCTCTCCGGATGCAGCCTGGTGGACTCGAACAGGCGCTGGTAGACCGGGTCGTTCAGTATGTCCTTGATTTTTCTCGAGAAACTGACCGGCAGGCTGATGTTATAGCTCGCCGAGATGAATTCGTGGGTCGGATATTTGCCCAAATGCCACGGCGGGAACAATTCCGACACCAAAGTGGACTTTCCGTGCCGCGGAGGCAGCAAAAACAACAACCTAGGGCTCTTTTCGCCCGCAACTTCCTCCGAAAACTGCTCCAAACGGTGGCAGATGACCTGGTGAACCCACCCGGCGAGGTAATTATTGCGAAAACGTTGCACAAACGGCAACATTCGTCGCCTCATTAGCACCCGTTCGGCCACAGCGGCCCGAGCGCGCCGCGCCGCGCCGTGCGTGGCGTCGGGAGCGAAGCCCGCGAGCTTCTCCTCAGGCGTCTTCGTCGTCTGGGGCGGGGGAGTCGGGGGCATTCGGGATCTCGGTCTCGTACTCCAGAAGAGCCTGGGCGTCGTCATCGAGGTTGTCGTCGTCGACGCGGACAGCCTCGCCTTCCAGGATGAGTTTGGACAGTTCCTCGTCGGTCATCTGCTCGATCTGAGCCACGCGCACCGCGCCGCTGACCGAAATGTTGATCTGCTTGGTCTCGGGGGCGAAATACCCGCAGATCCGCGCCACCTCGCGCCAACCGGCGACCATACTGGATGGCTCGGAGACTGTTCTAGCGATGTCTACGGCCTCCAAGAGACCATCTATTACCTTCTTGCGCGTCATCATCGACGCGTGCTCGTACTTCGTGCGTTCCTTCTCCAAGGCCTTGATTATCTTGGGGGTACGCATCAACTTGTACCCGTCCACCGAGGCGAACTTGAACCCGGCTTGGCGGGCCGCGGCGGTCTGGGTCAGGCCCCCGCCGACGAATTCCACGAACTTCTTCTGCTTGTCGGTGAGGTAGGTCTTGTCGTAGCGGTCGGCCATGCCGCTGATTATACAAGGAAGTCCCGATCAGTCTACAACAAGTCTACAATTGAGATTCCCCT